TAATTACATTCTTGATGGCAGTTGTAATCTGCTTGGTATCTTCGCTTTCTAATGCGATGATAAGCACCTTCTCCTCTTTAACAAGGAAAGGTCGGTATGTAATTTCTTGTCCTGTGGATGGCAACTCAAGATGATAAGTTGGCGAGGCAATCTTTGGTAAAGGCATGATGTTTATATGATTATTTCAGTATGGTTATTTATTATGATTATATTGGATCAAATCCAAGTGCTTGTCTTGTAGTAATAGGAGATGCATCAATTCCACCATTCATTAGAGCGCCGGTAGCAGTATCTCTCTCACCAAATTCAGTGCCTGGACCTGCAGTGTTTTTAAAGTTATCAGAAAAACTTTTAGATAATTTATTTAAAGCAGGTGTTTGTTTTGAACCAGTAGATGCAGTTGCTGTTAATTCATTAACAACATATCTTAAGTAACTAAAAGATACTGTGCATTTTAAAAGATCAGATGACTCATAAGAGATTGGGATCGCTGATATTGAGAAAGGATATGAATTAATAAACGTATATTCAAGGATAGAATTTGATACTTCAAAATCTTTCTCAAATTTTCTAACTCTCAGACCTTGAGGTGACACATAGTCTTCAGAGTATCTTGAACGATATGTATATGTTGAATCAATTGGACTTTTGTCCCCAGTATCTTGTAACATTATACCATCAATCCAACTCTCAAAAAATCTGATAGCAAGATATTTCTCAGCATCAACATAAAATGTTAATTGAAGTCTGTCATCATATACTCTTCTGTAAGCGTGTCTTTCCGTAACACCATGATAAGTATTAGTAGTTTCAAGAGTTGCTAAATTAGAACCAGGGAGAGATGCCTCAGAGCATCTTAAGTTAAGCACATCTTGATCCTCACTTCCATCTGCTCTTAACGCAGATAGAATACCAGCTAATTCACCATCTCCTTTTGGAAGATCAATGTCTACCTCATAAAAAGAAGTTAACGCAGGTCTAAGTAGTTTTGATTTAATGTCTGATACAGACCTTATCTTAGGCATCTATAAATAATTTTTACCTTATATATTATGTATGCCGGAAAGTATCAAAAGTAAATACAAACCTTCATACCCTAGAAAATATAAGGGTAATCCAAACAATATTATATGCCGTAGTAGTTGGGAACGCAAGTTCTGTAAGTGGTGTGACCTGAATGAGAATATAATTGAGTGGGGAAGTGAGGAGTTTTGGATTCCTTACTTATCTCCTGTTGATAGAAGAGTGCATCGATATTTTCCCGACTTCATAATAAAAGTAAAAGAAAGCGCAGGTCAAATCAAAACCTATGTGATTGAAGTGAAACCAAAAAGACAGACCATGGAACCCAAGAAAAAATCAAGGGTAACAAAATCATACATCTATGAGTGTAAAACATATGCTGTAAACCAAGCAAAGTGGAAAGCAGCAACTGAATTTTGTGAAGACAGAAGAATTGAATTCAAGATTATAACAGAAGACGAACTAGGTATCAAATGAATCGTATCGAACCAGTAAGGCAAGACATTCAATCAGAATCTGATGTTGATGATAGGATGACATTGATAATGTATGCACTGAATGATACCGTAACACCGATTCCTGAAGAGGGAAACATCTGCACTTTTAAATATTTTGCGAAGACTCCTAATATTGAATACGATCAACATCCTCTGGTAGCAGTAACTGATTTATTTGAATGGGGATTTCGTGGAATAAATTTTCACCATCAAGACTATAGGAATTATACGTGGCAAGAATTAGGAACACAGGTTTATATTGTTCGACAAGATGAACTTGATGACCTACTATCATTACAATATGGTAAATTTCTGCTAAATAAGTAAAAACCATATCTAATGGCTGAGTTTAAAGCTGGCACAAGAGAGCAAGTAAAAAATGGACAAGCGCAATATGTTGCTGGCGATATTGTAGCAAAGGATGCTACCGTAAATATTGGCGAAGAAAGAAGGGGAAGTAGAGTTTTTAAAGCAGGAACAAAGACCAGATCTAAATCTGTGACAGTGGTCACTGGTAGAACTGATTCCGGTAAAATTAGTAGTTCAAAAACAATACTATATGTTGAAAAGAACGGAAGTTTCCAACCAGCAGCAGTAAAGAAAGATGGTGAGTGGTCATACTCAGATCCTGATTATCCACTAATGCAGGGAGTTGCCAGCACAGAGGTGCAGTCAGCACTTGCTAATAAGAATTCTGATTTAAATAAAGTAACTAATAATGGTATCTCGGCAGAGTTGGGCAAAAGACAAGATGTGCTTCCTGAAGATCGCGACACAATACTTGGAGCAAAACAAAATCACTCATCGCCTGCTGACGAACCAAGTGGATTAGAAGGGAAACCTCTCAACACAGAGACAGTTCCAATAGAGGACCTACCCAAAAGTCAGGGTGGGGGAAAACCTGATAATAGTGCAAAAAAAGGAACTAGAAATAAATTTGGCAATCTCAAATATCCTTTGACCATTGGAAGCACCAATATGGATGTGATCAAGTTTAGTATGCTTGAATTCTCACCTAGAAAATTTACAAAGAAAGGAGGAGGAGCGGGTGCATTAAGTGATAGAGCAGTCGTTGGGAAAGATAGAAAAGCAATTGGCACCGTGGTTCTCCCAATCCCAGGTGCAATCACAGACCAGAATGTTGCTGAGTGGGGTGACGGTAGAATAAATCCACTTCAACTTGCAGGATTAGAAGTTGCCGGTGAGGCTTTGTCAAAAGGCATTGGTGCTGCGGGACAATCTGCCAGTGATTTGATTGGGAAGTTAGGCAATACCTCAGAACAGGCTAAAAAGGCACTCGCTGGTGCCATATCTGCGTCTGCAGTTGGTATATCTGCTGACGAAGTGCTCGCAAGAACTCAAGGTGCTGTGGTCAATCCTAACCTTGAACTTCTTTTTAAAGGACCATCTCTTAGACCATTCAACTTTTCTTTCCAGATGGGAGCAAGAAATGAGCAGGAAAGTCTTGAGATTATGAGAATTTTAAGGTTCTTTAAACAAGGTGGATCTCCTCAAAGAACATCAGCACAATACCTAGTAAAAGCACCTCATACTTTCCAGATTGAATACCTACATAGAGGTGAGGACGGTGATCAAAATAAGTTTTTGAATAAGATAAAAGAATGTGCCTTATTAAGTGTGGGTGTAAACTATACGCCAAATAATAATTATGCAACATTTAAAAATGGAGCACCGGTAGCAGTGGAATTATCATTAGCTTTTAAAGAACTTGATCCAGTCTTTAATGATGAATACGGTCCTGGTGATGGAGATGTAGGATTCTAAAATGTCAAATTACTTTTCAGAAGTTCCCGATTTTGAATATGTCAGTAGACTTCCTGACGCTAAAATTTCTGATTATATCACTGTTAAAAATCTCTTTAGAAGAGGATTCTTAAGAGAGGATATCTTTCAGGATCTTACTTTCTTTACAAAATATCAGATTAGGGGCGATGACCGTCCCGACAATGTAGCGTTTGAAATCTATCAAGATTCAACTCTTGATTGGTTAGTTCTAATGGCAAATAATGTTATTAATATTCAAAATGAGTGGCCGATCTCTAATAGCGTATTTGATGAACTAATGACTGATAAGTATGAAACTTATGAAAATTTGATAGGTGGTATTCACCATTATGAAACCATTGAGGTAAAAGATGCTAGTGGTGTTGTGATTGTAAAGGCAGGACTTCAGGTAGAGTCAAATTACTCTGTAATATTCTTTGACGAAAGAGCAAACGAATTAAAAACAATTACTCCAACAATACCTGTAACAAACTATGAGTATGAGCAAAAAATAAATGAAGGAAAAAGAAATATCTATCTATTAAAACCAAAATATATCCAGGTAGTTCGTGATGATCTAGAAGATCTCATGACATACGAAGAGGGTTCCACTCAATATGTAAGTGAAACCCTCAAACGTGCTGAAAATATTAGATTATATCAGTAATTACTCTTCAGCAAGTTTCTGAAAATAAGACAAAGCATCATCCTCATCTGAGTCTGCAGACTTAGTAGGAGTGATGTCTGGTGCATTGAAGTCAGCAGCAGGAGGTCTGCTTGACTCAAAGTTTGGAGTAAAAGATCCACGACCTTCGCTCTCACTTTCCAGTTCCTCATCGTAGCGACGAGGTGCAGACTTCTGTCCCAATACCATCTTAAGACGGTTCTGCAGTTGATCATAGTCTTTGAACTGATCAGCAGCAGTAAGAGCACTCAGTGAATACTCTTTCTTCCATAATGCTTCAAGAGCATCATCATCTTGTAGAAGTGGTGCAACCTTATCAAACTCAGATGAATCATAGTTCCAGTAACCCTGAACCTTCTTCAGTTTCAGTTTGAAGTTGGCACCACCCCAGAAATCAAAGGGGTTGATAGGAGTTTCATCTTCAAACTCAGGTTGCATTGCTTCCATAACCTTGTCAAAGATCTTCTTACCAAACTTATACAGGAAAACCTTACCCTCGTTCTGTGGGTTTGCTTTGTCCTGCACAACGTAGATGTTGGCATAGTAAGACAGTTTACGTTTTTGCTTACGAACGGTTTCCTTGTCAGAGTCAAGACCACTGTTCCACAGTTCACGATTGTGCTCTGATACAGGATCTTTGTGTCCCAATGTGGTCAAGGAGTTTTCAATATACCAACCACCAGGACCTTGGAAGGCATGGGAATACATCTTTGCCCAGGGCAGTTCTTCTGCTTCAGGTGCGGGCAGGAAACGGATGACTGCATAACCGTTGCCAGTCTTGTCCATTTCAGGTTTCCAGAGACGGTCATCTCCACCGCTACTGGTATTGTTCATCTTCTCAACTTCTTTTACCAATTTAGAAGTTAGCGAACCAAGAGAAGATTGCTTTTTAAGGTCTGCGAAAGACATAGGATTACCTCGGATTTGTACGGATTTGGCTTGTGTGTACCCTTATATTCTATAGGTCAGAATCAGATTTGTCAATCTGGGTCTTCATCACTTCAAGCATTTTTGTCATGTTTTTAAACACGACATTCATATCAGTCCCATCTGGGAGACCCATTAGTTTAGCAGATTCAATGATATTATCTTTCATCTGCTTTGCTTCAGGATCATCGGACAAACTCAATCTTGTAAAAAGAATGCGTTGTTTGTCAATTAATTTTTCAAGTAGTGCTACATGAAATTTTTTTTCTCTATTGTCCATTGAGGGAAACTTGAACACATTACCATAAACTTCTTCTTGAAGTTCTTGGATCTGTGTCATTTCAGCACGGACTACATCAGAATCGAAGAAACTCATTCTTCAGAGGTTTCCTCTTCAACTTCGGTCTCTTCTTCATCGACAGCATTTGACTCCTCAATTTGAGAAAGTGCGTCAATCGCGCCAAGAACTTTCAAGTAAGTGACACGAAGATTTTCAAGTTGCTGTTCCATCTCAACTCTCTGCTTTTGCAGATTTTCTAATACTTCAGAATTATTAAGTGCCATGAATGATAACCTCTTTTAAAATTTTTTTGTAACGGGGTATGTTGATATTTAGGAATGGGGAATACTTTTTCATTTTCATGCTTACGGATTCCCACACTGGATCAGTGAGTTTTTTGTCCCACTGTTCTTTATAGTCAAGAATTCCATCTAAGATCACCATGGTTTCAAGTGAAACTCTACCACTCAAATATTCTTTGAGTATTTGTGGATGTCTAGAACCATCCATACTAAACATAGCATCAAAATCATTATCTGCAAAGACTGATTCTGTTTCTTCTTTGAATAAGTATGAAAGAGACTGAGTTCTCTTTTTCCATGATGTGTACCTACCTTCACCATTGCGTATCATTTCTCCAATCCAAAGTTTACTTGGATCAGTGCAGGTAATAAAGTTAGATACAAAAAACTCTTCAACTTCTTTGTCAGATTTAGATCGCGCAAATTTTTCAAACCAAAAGCGATCTTTACGTTTATAAAAAGATTGCACAGTGGCACGACTTTTACCACAGTATTTGTGGTAATCATACTTGTCCTTCGTGAAGTGATTCTTCATCGACAAGTAACAACGATATGCATCAAACGGCATCATCAAAAAAAGTAATAAGGGGATTTTTTGCCGGGAATTTTTTTCGCCCTTTTTTGGAATTAAAGGGGCAATTTGGCACGGGAACTGCGCTTCAAGAAATTAAGTTCCATTGCTTGGTACTTAATTTTCTCTTTAAGTGGTTTGGAGATAAGTTTAGGAACTGACTCTAAATCAATACTATTAAGTTCACAGAAGTGAACGATAGCATCAATGTAATTCATGTCAGCATTTTTTTGGACTAGAGATTCTATTTCCTGCGCGAAACGAGAAGGGCAAAAGAATTTACTTTCCAATACTTTTTCTAGTTCATTCTCCATTCTCTGTCCTAAGATTGTGAGATACAAATTC